GCAGTGTTGCCTGTTGCGGATCCCAATATTTTCTCGGGCGCGCAACGTATTACGCTTGCCCAGACGCAGTTGCAATTAGCGCAAAGTGCGCCACAGATGCACAACATGTATGAGGCGTATTACCGTGTGTATGCATCCTTGAATGTACGGGACATTGACGGAATATTACGCCCTCAAAGTTCACAAATGCCTAAAGACCCGTCAACCGAGAACGCTGATGTATTGGACGGAATGCAACTTAAAGCCTTTGCGGGTCAGCAACATGATGCGCACATAGCGAACCATTTGATGATGGGGTTATCCCCTATTTTGAGCTCACAACCCATGTCTGCTATTTCTTTACAGAAGCATATATTAGAACATGTACGCTTAAAAGCGGAAGAAGACACCGAAGCAGAACTCTTTATGCAGTACGGCAGTGATCCCGATTCAATGATTTCTGCCATACAGAAGGAAGGCATGATTGCAATCAAGTGTGCCCAGGGTATGCAACAGGTTCGTGACTTACAGAATCAGTTATCGGGTAGTGGAGGTGGTCAGCCTGATCCAGTTGTACAGTTAAAAGAGCAAGAACTTCAGCAAGATGCAGCTAAGGATCAAGCGGACTTAGCGATTGACAAAGAACAAATAGCCGTGGACCGTGAGAAGTTAGCCCAGTCACAGCAAGCAACACAGATGCGCCTTCAAACACAACAAAACATTGCTGATCAGCGTGCCCAAGTTGGTCGTGAGCGTGCCAAAATCTTGCAACAAGGTATGGAGAGACGAAATGCCAATTAAAAAAGGTACGAGCAACAAGGTTGTTAGTGGTAATATATCGGAAATAGTTAAANGCTATGAGAAATCAGGTTCTATAGGCGCCAGCAAACCAAAGAGCAAGGGCAAGGCTGTGAAGCAGGCGGTTGCGATTTCATTGTCTACTGCTGGAAGACCTAAAAAGATGAAAAATGGTGGTGCATTTAGCACTGTTAAGAAACGTGATGGCAACCAACCTGTTAAACTTTACTAAGGAACATTCCATGCCTAATCAATCAATGGTCAAAAAGCCTTCTACCTCTAAAGAAGAGCGGATAAAGAAGGTTAAAGAAAGCTTGGCAGAAGCAAAGCGTGAAGAAAACAGTATGCTGAACCGCCTTATGCCTACTATGAGCAAAGCAGCTCGGGAGCAAGGTCGTGCAGCTCAAAAAGAGCTAGACTCTTTGATGCCAAAAGAAAAGATGATGGAAGAAGTAGACCCCTCTGAAGTGATTACGAAGAAAAAAGGTGGGATGGTCATGGCTCGTGGTCAGGGCAAAGTGATGAAGAAGCGTCCTACTCATCTTTATTAAGAATAAAAGCCTTCAGACAGTGGCTAGTTACTGTCTGCCTCTACATGGAAAAGACCATGCTTGAATTTGCAGAAGCAGTCCTGAAAGAGATCAGGAAACTGCAACAGGACTCAGAGATGATTGTGTTAAATGGCACAATTTCTGATATGGAGCGTTATCGTTTCATGATGGGTCGTCTGGAAGGATTAAAAATAGTTGAAAACTCTGTTCGAGAACTTTTAAAACGGAGCCAACAAGATGATTTTTAACCCTGAAGGAGTACCTAGTGGAAGCTGAGAAAACGTTAACCGCACTTGAGCTCAAATGGCAACAAGAGTCTTTGGAGAAAGGTCCAAGACTCGATGATGCTTATTCGTCTAGTGGTGGTTTTGATCCCTCTAAGATAGAGCAAGTGGTTATGGACCGAATTCCTACCCCTACGGGATGGAGAATAGCCATTCTGCCTTACCGAGGCGCGGAAAAATCCAAAGGTGGCATCGTTTTAGCCGAAGAAACCCAAAAGCGTACACAATTGGCAACAACATGTGGCTACGTTTTAAAAATGGGCAACTTGGCGTTTAGCGATGAGTCTAAATTCCCTAACGGACCGTGGTGTAAGCAAGGGGATTGGATTATCTTTGGTCGTTATGCAGGCTCCAGGATCACCATCGATGGTGGTGAGATCCGTATCTTAAACGATGATGAGATTATTGGCATTCTCAATGATCCTTCTGACATTTTGCACATGTAAGGAAAAATCATGGAAAACAAAGAACTAGAATTCTCAGTTGGGGATGATGAAAACTCCGCAACGGTGGAACTAACTACAGATGGTAGCTCGGTAGTTACAGAGGAAGTAGGAAATCAGGTAGATGGATCCTCAACAGGTAATTCTGAAGATGAGTTAGAAGAGTACAGTGGCAAGGTCAAGAAACGTATTGACAAGCTTACTGCTCGTCTTCGTGAAACACAGCGCCGTGAAGCGGAGGCAATTAACTTTGCCAAGAATGCCCAACAACGCGCCAAGCAACTTGAAGAGCAGTTCCAACGCACTGATGCAGAGCGTTTAGGACATGCAAAGAGTCGCATGGAAACTGAAACCATGACGCTTAAGCAAATTATTCGCAAAGCTCGGGAAGAAGGGGACTTTGACACAGAGACAGAAGCTCAAGAACGTTTGACTTCTCTCATGTTTGACCAGCGTCAAGTTTCTGCTGCCACCGCTCAGCGTCAAGCGCAAACCGAGCAGTATCAACAGCAACAACAGCAAGAGGCGCTTCGTCAACAGCAAGTGGCTCAAGCACCACGGCGCGCGGAACCCGACCCACAAGCAGAAGAGTGGGCAGAACGCAACCAGTGGTACGGTCAGGACGTTGCAATGACCCATGCAGCACAGGGAATACACATTCAACTTGTAAAGAACGAAAGATTTGACCCAAACTCAAATGAGTACTATGATGAGTTAGATCGACGCATTCAGGAATATTTTCCACAAAAGTTTTCTAACTCGTCGAACCGAAATAACAGAGCCAATCGGCCCGTGCAAACGGTTGCGCCTGCTACCCGATCTTCGGGAGTTAATAGTTCCGCACGCCGCACTGTTCGGTTAAGTCCGAGCCAAGTTGCGATTGCTAAAAAACTAGGTGTTCCTCTTGAGGAATATGCCAAGTACGTAAAGGAGTAAGCCATGAGTGAAATTAACGTGCCAAAATTGAACCGCACCCCAAGAGCGATGGAAACACGTGAAAAGGATGCGCGCCGTAAGCCATGGGCCCCTCCATCAAGACTAGACGCACCACCTGCCCCTGATGGGTTTAGGCAGCGTTGGATTAGAGCGGAAATTAACGGAGCAGATGATCGTATTAACGTTTCATCAAAACTTCGTGAAGGCTATGAGTTGGTTAGATCTGACGAAAGCCCTGAGTTCCAGTCTAATTCAGCAGAAGACGGTCGCCACGCTGGTGTCATTAGCGTAGGGGGTTTGTTGCTTGCCAGAATTCCAGAGGAAACAGCAGAGGAGCGCAAGGCATATTATTCAGCGCGAACGCATGACCAATTAAAAGCTGTCGATAATGAGTTGTTGAAAACGAATGCACACTCGTCCATGAAAATCAACCGCCCAGAGCGACAATCAAAAGTATCCTTCGGAAGCCCTACGGCTGAAGAATAACCCTATTAAGGACTTACAAAATGGCAAACGTCGATAAGCCTTTTGGTCTTAAAGCTCTTGGTAACTTATCTGCTACTGGTGGTCAGAAGCAGTATGGTTACACAATTGCAGACAACCAATCAGGCGCAATTTACCAAGGTGACCTTGTAACCGTATTTGACGGTGCATTGGTTCAATTTAACCCCGCAACGCACACAGCAGCAGTAGGTGTGTTTAATGGTTGTTTCTACAACGACCCAACCACACAAAAGCCTACATGGAAGAACTACTACCCTGGCAGTGTTAACGTTACTATTGGCGAAATTCAAGCCGATGTAATGGATGACCCTAACCAATTGTTCATTGTCCAAGCAGCTTCAAGCGTGACCCAAGCACATGTTGGCTTAAACGCGGACATCTCTATCGGTACAGGCAATGCAACTACAGGTGCTTCAGGTATGGAATTGGCAGGTACTCCATCCAAAACTGCTGCCTTAAACCTTAAGGTTGTTGGCTTGTACAACGTCCCAGGCAATGCGTTTGGTACAAATGCAGTTGTTGTGGTCAAGATCAACGAACATCTCTATGGCAGCGTTGGTGTTGCCGGACAAGGAGCCTAATCATGGCAATTTCACGCGCACAACTGGTTAAAGAATTAGAGCCAGGTCTCAACGCCTTGTTTGGCCTTGAGTACAAAAACTATGCCCAAGAACACACAGAGATTTATGACATTGAATCATCTGACCGTGCTTTTGAAGAAGAAGTCATGCTTTCGGGTTTTGGTGAAGCCCCAGTAAAAACTGAAGGTGCAGGTGTTGCTTATGACAATGCACAAGAAGTCTACACTGCACGCTACACTCACGAAACGATTGCATTGGCTTTCTCATTAACTGAAGAAGCTATCGAAGATTCACTCTACGATCGCCTCTCAGCTCGCTACACCAAGGCTTTAGCCCGTTCAATGGCTACCACCAAACAGATCAAAGCAGCAGCCGTTCTGAATGGTGCCTTTACTACCTCAATTGGTGGTGATGGTAAAGCTTTATGCGCTTTAGATCACCCCACTCTTGGTGGTCCAGATCTGAAGAATGAGTTGACTACAGCTGCTGACTTGTCAGAGACTTCGTTAGAGCAGATGTTGATTGACATTGCAGCTTTCACGGACGAGCGCGGGTTAAAAATCGCGGTTCAAGGCTTAAAACTTTTAGTTCCAAAAGAGCTTCAGTTTACAGCAGACCGTATTTTGAAGTCAACGTTACGTGTAGGCACTGCAGACAATGACATCAACGCAATCAAGTCAATGGGTATGGTTCCACAGGGCTACAGTGTTAACCACTACCTGACAGATCCTGATGCATACTTTATTCTTACTGATGCTCCAAATGGTATGAAGATGTTTGAGCGCATTAGCATGAAGACTGGATTTGAAGGTGATTTCGACACGGGTAATGTACGTTACAAAGCCCGTGAGCGTTACTCTTTCGGTTTTAGTGATGCAAGAGGCATTTTTGGCTCTCCTGGTACCCCTTAATCAGCTAAAAACTGAGGTTTAGGGTCCCTGCCCCCTCTTCGGAGGGGGCTTTTTTATTTATAGGTGTGTTATTATGGTGTGCATGACGCTATTATAATGTTGGAATGAATGAAGAAACTAACCACAGAACAGTTTATTGAAAATGCTAATAGAGTTCACTCAAATACCTACAGATACTTGGGGGAATACCAAGGAACGGGCATTCCTATTACTATCCTGTGTTCAAAACATGGGGAATTTAAACAGACTCCTGGAGCACATGTTAATTTAAAGCAAGGATGCCCTAAGTGTGCAATAACCAGGGTTTCTGAAAACAATAAATTGGGAATTGAAAGGTTTATAGAAAGGGCAAAACAACTGCATGGAAATAATCTTGACTACAGTAGAGTTAAGTATGTCCATATGCACCATAAAGTTGAAATAATTTGTAGGAAACATGGGCCTTTTTTTCAAGTCCCTAATTCACACTTAGGTGGTAGAAGTTGCCCAGGCTGTTCAGTGGTTAAACAACAAAAAAGAAACATAGGTAGAAATAATCACATAAAACTTAACTTTGAAAAGATATGTAGGGAAAAGCATGGGATGATTTTTGATTACACTGAAACAGTGTATGAGCACAATCAAAAAGAAATCAGTTTTCGCTGTATTATTCATGACAGGATTTTGACGCAGACCGCTAGAGACCACTTAGATGGTTACAATCCTTGCACACAATGCAACCACATGAAGTCTTACCAAGAAGATGCTCTAGCAAAATACGCTACCATATTTACCCCTGTAGTAATTCATGATAGGAAAGTACTTAGACCGAAGGAAATAGACATTCTGATGCCAGAGGTCAAGCTTGCTATAGAGTACTGTGGTATGTATTGGCATAGTCACAATAGCGTTGAGATGGAAAATAGGGACAAAAATAAACATTACCTAAAATATATTGACTGCGAAAAAGCAGGGATACGTTTATTAACCGTGTTTGAAGCAGAGTGGAAAGAGCGCCCCAAGGCCATTAAACGCTTGATCCGTAATGCTGTAGGCAAGTCAAAAGGCAAGTTAATGGCGAGAAAGTGTGAGCTTAAGCATGTAGTCCACGGTGAGGCAAAGGCGTTTTACGAAAAGTACCACCCACAGGGCGGTTCGGGGTCCGGGGAGCATTATGGGTTGTACTGGAAGGATAAGTTGGTTGCTTGTATGAGGTTTTCCTTGGGCGCTAATGACCGTGGGAGCAGTGCCAAGAGCCGTGTTTGGACATTGGGTAGGTATGCTACTAGGGTTAATGTAGCTGGGGGTGCTTCACGCTTGTTTAAGGCATTTGTGGCTGAGTTTAATCCTGATGAGATCAAGTCTTTTTCTGACAACAGATACTTTTCTGGTGGTATGTATGAGCAGTTAGGATTTGAGTTGGAGTTGGAGGTTGCGCCTGATTATCAGGTCTGGAGTCCAAAGTTGGGGTTACTACCTAAGCCCCACTATCAGAGAAGGATGTTAGCCAAGAGGCAGGCAGAGCATGATGTCGTGGTGGATTTTACGACGGACGACCCTCGGACCGAGCGCCAAGTCACTTATGCCATGGGTGCAAGAAGGATTTACGACTGTGGCAAGAAGCGCTGGGTGTGGAACAGGGTTGTTGTTTAGGCTTTACGTTTGTGGGCTTTTGCCACTGCTTTTTTGTGCAAATGTTCGTCATTATGGTGAATTCGGTGGCAATTTGCGCATAATACAACACACTTTTTGATTTCCTCTACAGCTCTGGCGTAAGATCCATTTCTTACCAAGGCATGGATTTTTTTGTTTTCAGGCTCTCTGATGACATGGTGGAAGTCAAGTGTGGCANGGTGGTTAAACCCACAGTTGATGCACTTTAGTGTTGCTTTGAACTCTTGCCAACGTTTTTTGGCTAAGACTTTAGATACTTTGTTTTTAGCAAGGCACTCGTTTTTGTTTTTTAGATAATGCTTCTTGGAGTACTCTTTACTTTTTTGTCTTCTCACTTCTGGGTCTTTGTACGGCACTAGTTCTGCCCTCCAGTGTGTTTAACCGCCAGTATAAACTGTTTTTGAAACCCCAAGGTACAGTTGGTTCATACAGTTTAAAACCCCTAGATATAAGGCTATTTGAACTTGCAGGGTTGTCTGTAGTGTCTGTCAGCAGCCATTCCCAGTTTAAAGCCCTAGCTTTATTTATTCTACATTGTATCAAGCGCTTCTGTAGCCCGTTTCCTTGATAAGTATCAAGCACTCCCGCTCTACACATATAACCTGCGTTAAACCACCGTGAGGATCTAGTTAGCCCTGCAAAACCAACAGGCTTATCCTGCTCTGTGTAGACAATCCACCAGTGACCGTGGTTCACGTCCATTGGTTCGTCACTAGGGAGGCATTTGGACTGTAAATACAGGAGAACTGTACGTACATTAGCCACTCTTATATCTACTTGGCAGATTTTAAATTTCATATGTTTCCTTGCCTTATTTATCTTTGATTATAATAAGAGTTTAGTTGCTTTAACACATGGTTTCGGTGTATAAATACAATAACACTGGGGATACTCCAGTTCTATAGACCGCCCCAGCGGACGTTGCAGAGACTATAGAACGATGTACTGCACATACAAA